CTAAATCAAGACTATTAGGAACAAAATGCCTTTTATAATCATACTTTGGAATAGGTTGATTTTTAGAAGGTACTTTTCTTCTCAAAAAGTCTGGCAACTCTAAATTATTTTTCATTATTCCTCTCTTTTTTTTTAGTAATTAATTTTAAGTATTTCTAATGCCTCTTTTTTTGTGTCAGCAGTCATCAAAAACTCGTCATCAAAATTCTCTTGTTGTTTTACAACTTGCCATGCGTCATAAAATTTAATGACTGCATAAAACTCGCCTCTAGTGTTTGGCTTTTCAGTTCTGTAATTACCTTTTGCTATTTTTATTATTTTCATATTTTTTCCTTATAGCCTTATTATACTATCTTGGCTACATATTACAAGTTTTTGTTTAAACAATTTTAACCCCAGAAAACTGCGATAAATTAATCAAATATTCACCCAATTTATAAGAATATTAATATTCTGTTTGATTTATAGTTAATTTTGACTACCTTATCAATATTGGCGAATCATTTTACCTTTCTGTTAATGGTTCACCATGAGTTGATGGACTCCTTTTTTTAGTAAACTAAAGCCAGACAATCCTCATCAACTCTTTAGATTTCATTAGGGTTGTCTGGTGTTAGGAAAAAAAGTTATGAACAAATTTAATTTATTAGAAATTATTGAAATAACTTTCAAGATGGCAGGTGTGATTGCTTTCTTACCTGCTTGTTATTTTATTTTGATAATGATGATAGAAATTCAAAACAGTTTGGTTGATGTAATTGTCTAAGAAAAAGAAAAAAGAATCTCCCCCAGAGAAAACAAGTAAGACTGCTGATACTCCCTCAGTGGTCTTGCTTAATGCCAATAGAGATGTTGACCAAGCAAAAGAAACTGATTTAGAAAAAAAGAAAAGAGATTTTAAAACTGGTGTTGAATGGTCAAGGCAAGGAATTGAATGGTTAAGTAATTCATCAATGGGTTTACCTAATTTCTTATGGTTCATTAAATATGTAATTTTATCTGAACATAAAAGAAATATGGAAAGGTCAGCTAGAATGAACTGGGGAAGATGGATAGGTGAGTTTTCTGGTTATGTTTTAACTGGGCAAGTATCTTTAGAACAAGCATTAACCTTTATAGAGGATATGTCTAAGAGATACATTCCAAGTACAGTGAATGAAAAAGATGATGAGATGAATGAACATTATAGGCAATATGCAAAAGAGATGATTGAGGAAATAGTTTATCAAGTTAATTTTCATCAACCAAAAAATACAACTTTAGTTTTAGAAAGACCAATTTTTTTAGAAATAAAAGATATTACTTGTTTGTTTACTGGGTTCATTGACTTTGCTTTTATAGATGAGCATGGCAGATTAGTTAAATGGATTGAACTAAAAACAAGTTATCCAACACCCAGAGGGTTCTATAAAAAAGATTATAGAGATAAGTTAGGTGAGGTTAAACCAGAGGGTTCAAGGATATGGGCAAATGCCTCACTACCAAAAGAACCAAAGCCTTTTCATTTATCTCAAATGAGCATCTATGCAAATGCAGAAAAGGTACTAGGCGATATGTTGTATGTAGTTCCTAAACAACAATCAGCTTATTTTTCACATGAGGATTATGAGGATTTGCAGTGGGATAGATTAAACCTAGAACTAGAAAACATTAAGCAAAAGGCATTAGTCAGACAAACATTGTTATCTCTATCAGATGACCCATACAAAATTCTTAAATTGATACCGCCAGAGTTTGAGCATCAATTTTTCAAGAATATCGAACCAAAATATAAACAAATGATTTACGACCTATACAAAAACAAAGAGGAAAAAACCGCATGACTGAGAAAAAAGAAACAAATAAACCAGTAAAGAAAGTGCCTAATATCTTTCAGAAACTAAATAAAGCTATTAAGCATTGTGCAGATAACCCAGTTCAAAAGAACCTAACTGGTGCAGGATATTCAACTGCTAATTATAATGATGTTCAAAAGGTTTGCAGAGATGCTTGTCTTGAGAATGGTTTGTTTTGTTATCCAACAACATCAACTGAGGTTAGAGATGATGGCAGGTTAGTGACTGTTGTTGTTCTAACTGTTGTTGATATAGATAATGGGCATAGAAATGAGAATGGTGGATTTGTAAATGATTTTGTTAGGTGTGGTGATGTTAAAGTCACACAAAAGCTAACTGGCAATCAAAATGACCCTAAGATTAGTGGTTCAATATTAACTTATGGTTATAGATACCTGCTACAAAAATTCTTTCTACTAGCAATAGAAGAATCCCAAGATTTAGAAACACATAAATCTGGTGATATGAATCCATCTGGTGATGGGTTTGATTTAACTAAACTCAACAAATAACAAAGGACAATTATATGAGTGATGAGAAGAAACCATACGACCCACTTGAAAAGGGTGAGAAAAAAATGTTTCAACATAACAAAGTAAAGAAAGCTGATGCAGAATACGATTTTAAACCCATAGGTTATGATGGCAAGATGTGGAATACCATGAAACTTGATACTGGTTTACTACAACAAATTATCAATGATGGTGGTACTTGTGAGGCAGGTTTATACATAGTTGATGAATCAAGATTCAGACTTGTAATTAAGAAAAAGTATAAAAGTGATAAAGCTAAGTCGCCTAAACCAGATATGCCTACTGCCAATGATGTTGAACTAGACGATAAAGTTCCATTCTAGTGATATACGGACTCGATATATTACAAAGGGCAGGTAATTTAATTACTGGTGATAGAGCAAGAACTCATGGCTCTTTTATTAAGAACCATGAGAATATTGCCAACTTGTTTTCTGGTTATCTTGATAAAGATATTAATTCCCTACAAGCATTATTGATGATGTCTTTGCTTAAAATTGCTCGAACTAAAGAGGGTGATTTTAACATTGATGATTTTATTGATGCTTGTGGGTATATCGCACTAGCAGGACAACTAGCATCTAAGGAACATGAAGATGAACAAAGAAAAAAAAACTTAAAAGAGAGTGGTCACTGGTCTTATGAAGATTGAAAAAATTGATACCAAACAAGAGGGTGAATGGGTTGCGGTTAATATCTTCCTTGATAAGACTAGCAACAATAGGAATAGATTAAACTCAATCCTTGTTAAACATTATGTAGGCTCATCTGATGGTGGTAAATACAAAGTCCATGCAAGTTTTGATTGGTGTCAACTTGATGATGATGGAAACCCAATAATTGAGGAAATAATGTTAAAGGTAAGACCAGAGGATAGTTTCATTTCCTCTATGGTTAAAGAGAGTTCAATCAACTTTAACAACTCTATTTCTGGTAAACATACATTCAAAGACCAATGCCATGAAATATCTAAGAGTGGTTTTGTAGGCATTGTTTGTAATTATTTCTTAGAGAACATTGATAAGATAACTGACTTTGCAAACGATTTTAAGATTGCAAGTATTCTACACTTAGACCCACAAAATAGATTACCAACTAATTATAGAGAAAAAGAAACTTACTGATGAAAGAAATAGATACTGGACTGTTGGTAGGTTTAACTGATGTCACCAGTTATAACAAAATGATTAGAAAGAAAAGAGAGATGAAAAAGAAAGCAAAGAAAAGTGAGCCTATATATATGCAGATAGGGTTCATGTACCCAAAAGAAACTGCTAAGAAAATAGATAAACAGTTGAACTATATCCTTGCCCAAACCAATAATCTTATGAGTGATGAGATGAATAAGATGCAGAAAGAGGCAGATAGGTTGGGTATTGATTTGAAATTTGGAAAGAAAAAAACAATGCTTTATAGAAACAATCTAGTGGCTCAACTTATTCAAGATGAATATGAGAGGTTAATGCTAAATAGGAAAAATAATGTCTGATATTATTGACACCAAAGAATGTGCTAAGTGTGGCAGTTTTTTTTCCATAACAAAGTATCAAAAGACTAGAAAATATTGCAGTGATAGATGTTCAGCAGGTTGGACTAAAAAAGTAGAAAAGAAAAAAAATCCCCTAGATGAAGATGTGGCAAAATACTCCACCCAAGATTAAAAATAAAACTTGATTTTATTCACCAGTGGTGAACAATGTAGCCAGTTATGGTGAATGTTAGGTGAATTGGTAATAAGTTTTATAGGAAAACTGGGGATTAAAATACATCAGTCAAGTTGTTCTTGTACTATTTTTCCCACTTTTCCAATAAAAGAATCACTTTTTGCCCAGATAAACCCTCAATTTTAGCCATTTCTATACTGAATCGTCAAGATGAGGTAAAGGGTAAACATTATACAATTTGCCACTATTGACAATCTTGGCTACTATAACTATATTGTAGCCAACTAAGACAAACATGAGTCGTTATGACTACAAACTGAAAGAGGACTAAAATGAATATAAGTGAAAAATTTAATAATGGTAATACACCAAAGCAACAAGCATTATCAGTTGTTGTTGACCATCTTTATTACTCAATTTTAGAAGTGGAAGATGCTCAAGCAAATGACATGATGATAGGTTTTACTAAACCTTATAGAAATGCTTTAAAAAAGTTAGGTGCTAAATTGCTTGACGATTTACAAGCAATCGGTGGTGGCGACCATAATGGAAACTTAAATATCTTTAACGAACTAGAATAATTAATTTTATCTAGCACCCCATACTTAGTTGTGGGGTGAGAGATACAATTAAGTATCAGAAAAGGAACTAAAATGAATAAAGAAATAAAAAAAATAAAACTCTCAGCTTTAAGAAAAATTGCAAGAGATGAATACGACCACATTAAAAATCTTATGGCACATTTAGAACATCACAAAGAGGTTCTTAAAATTGGAAAAGTATTTCCAAGTGGTTTTCATAGAATAACTAGAAAACCAGAAACTAACATTGATGTTGCTAAAAGAATGATTCCAAGTTTGGAAGAACAAATTACAAAAGAAAAAGAAAGGGTGGGGGTGGAATAATGAATATAATGAAAAAAAAATCTCAATGTTTTGCAGATTTTAGTGTGGATTATGTCAAGCAATTTTCAGCTAATGATATTGCCCATGCAATTCAAGAGGCATTGAAAGAAAAAGACTTTAGTCAGATTGTTGAAACATCACCAGATGACCCAGAACAATTTAATAAAAAAGTTCAATGGTTAATTCATGGTGTGTTTCATAAAATAGGTTTTTACGATTATACAAAATAATTTGTAATAAATCTGTTTCTCAATCGTCTAATAAATAACTAACTAAAATAATAAAGGATAATATATGGAAAATTACACTGACTTAAAGCAAATAAGAGAAATCTTAACTAACAATTATCATGGTATGAAATTTACCCAAGATGATATGTATGTTGTGGGCAATCGTTTATTCATCAATGAAGATGGTAAAATTACTACCTATGATTACCCAGTTAATCCTTACTTTGAACCTTATTCAACTGGTATCAATTATACAACCTTGCCTTTTAAAACATTTATTGATGCAGAGGTTGAAACTGAGAGAAGAAAAAGATTAGCAGAGTTCAAAGAAACTAGCAGAGAATTAATATCATATCAAAAACAAGTACACTAAATAATATGGGGTGTCTTTATTGACACCCCTTTTAACAGAGGACAAAAAAATGAATAAAAAAATAATAAAAAATAAATTTTGGGAAATATTAATGGTCATTAAAAAGTCATTAGATAATAACCCTTATACCAGTGATACCCAAGTTAAAGAATATCAAAAGATGTTAGGGTTGAATGGCAATAAAAAGGCACAAGGAACAGTAATACAAAACTTTAAAAAAGAAATAAAAGAAAAAATAAACAAAAGGACTGGAACAGATGGATAATATAGAAATAGAAAGTATATGGCGTAATGAAATCAATGGTTCACCATTGGTTCAATTAAATAATGGTAAGTGGCAAACTTGGATTAAAATTAAAGACAAGAAAACTGATAGAGGCAGAAAAAGATTTACCAATATCAATAGAGATAATCTAGTTTCCAGTTTATTAAGAGTAATCAATCAAATTAAATCTGGTAAGATTATTTTAGATAGTGAGGAATTAAATCTAACTGCACCTCTTTGCACCCATAAGATGTTAATGGAACTGCAAATGGATTTATTAAAAGAAAAGAGTGCAGGAAAGAAAAGAGCAATTTCTGAGAAAATTAACAAACATACAAATATGTTAAAGATTTATGAGTCTGATAGTAGTGAGCATAGCATCAACACTATGCCCTTAAATAAATGGCACTACACTGAATGTCAAAAATTTCTCGATAATATAAAAGTAGTTTCAAGGGTAGATAGTTCACCCCATGTAAATAACAAATATTTTTCAGAATTAAAAAGTTTATTTAGTTATGCAAGGGTTAAATTCAATATCCCTATGAGCAGTACACTGATTGAGGATTTTCAAGCTGAGAAATTTGTTAGAGATGCAGGACACTTTTCACCCTCAAAAAAAGCTAGAAGAAAAGCATTGAAGAAACTGATTGAGTTTTGGAAAGTAGAAACCATGCAGGACTTTTTTAAACATCATTTATCCTATGAAAAGAACCCTATATGGCACATGGCATTGTATGTACTTGCTAACACTGGGGTTAGATGTGGTGAGTTATTTGCATTAACCACTGACGATTTTCATTATTCTCATAATGGTCAAAGTACACTACTTATTAGTGGGTTTGTAGATAGAAACGGAGTCAGGACTGATATGGGGAAAAATGAAAATGCTGAAATGAGAAAAGTGCCGATTGGCAGAGGATTAGCAGAAAAGCTAAAGAATTATATTCCTAGTATTGAATCAAGTCCATTAATTGAGAACCCAGATAATGTTTTATTCCCTCAACTTGCAGGGCATCAAAACAATACTGGCTCATCAACTAAGAATGGTATTGCAACCTTTTATAAGGCTTGTACTACTAAGAATATATTAAAGGAAATAATGGTTGATAAATATGAATTACCTAAAGGTTTAAGATTCCATTTCTTTAGGTCTTGGGTAGCAACTCAATGGTATGCCAATGAAATCTATAATGAATATGAAATGACTAAATATCTTGGGCATGAGAATATAAAGACCACTAAAGAGTCTTATATTCATGTTGATAAAAGTCTATGGGAAAAGGTAAATAAACAAGATTTTTTAGACAACTATTTATTTTGATTTTTTGCCTTTATACAGTTCGTCTAAGGGATTAGCAGGGAAACCAAGTTCAGCTTTTCTTTGCTTTTCTTTCTCAACCTTTTGATTTTCCCAATGTGTTTCTAAGCATTTATCATGTTTAGAATGATGAAAATAAACCTTTTCAATCTCTGGGTACATTCTTTCCTCAACCACAAAGCCATCATCTCGTCTGACATTTCTATGACATATAGGGCATTTACCCAGAATACTCTCAGCAGGATATTTCTTTGAGTATGGGTGATACTTATTTTTTCTAATCAATTATTTCTTTTTATTGATTATTTTATTTAACCCAGTGACTCCCATACTTGCTGAAACAACTATTGAAATCATAATCCAAAACATAGGGTCTGCCTTTGAAACTAAATCCCAACCTTTTTCCATGTGGGGTTGCATGAAAGGAACAAAATTACACACCAACAATCCTAGAAATGTTATGACGCAAAGTTCATCTTTTATTGAGTCTTTTTGTGCATTGATATGAGCAATATCTATCTTACTTGCTGATTCAATTTCTTTGGCTCTAATAATCTTATCCTTTTCCATTTTGTGTTCAACTGCACCAATAGTCTTATCGGCAACCATTTTCACAATAGGATTTTTAAC